CCGAAGTAACCGTGTGCTGCCACGATGTTGTATGTTTCTTCTTCTTGTCCGAACTTGTAACCATAGTTCTGTGACTCTAAACCAGTTGTTTCTCTGATTAGAGAAGATGTTACAAGTGAACCGTGCATTGCTGCAAATAATGCTCCACCGAACATACCTGCTACACCTGCCATATGGAATGGGTGCATAAGAATGTTGTGCTCTGCTTGGAATACAAACATGAAGTTGAATGTTCCAGAGATTCCAAGTGGCATACCATCAGAGAAAGAACCCTGACCGAATGGGTATACAAGGAATACAGCAAATGCTGCAGATACTGGTGCGGAATATGCTACGCAAATCCATGGTCTCATACCTAGTCTGTATGATAGTTCCCACTGTCTGCCCATGTAAGCAGAAATTCCAATAAGGAAGTGGAAAATAACCAACTGGTAAGGACCACCATTATACAACCACTCGTCTACTGTTGCTGCTTCCCACATTGGGTAGAAGTGTAGACCGATTGCGTTTGAAGATGGAACAACTGCACCTGAGATGATGTTGTTACCATATAAGAATGAACCTGCTACAGGTTCTCTAATTCCGTCGATATCGACAGGAGGTGCTGCAATGAATGCAACGATGAAACATGCTGCTGCTGCGAGCAAGCATGGGATCATGAGTACACCGAACCAACCAACGTAGATTCTGTTGTTTGTTGATGTTACCCATTCGCAGAACTGAGGCCATCCCTGTAAGATGCCTTGTTCTCTTTTTGCTATTGTTGTCATGAGGACGTTAAAAGTAAGTAGGGCTCTAAGGGTAGAGCGAAACTTATATTCCCACAATCCCTTCACTGTGGGTATGAGAGACGTAATTTATCCTCCCTATAGGTCTCGGTTTACGGGGAGTGAATATGATCAAACGACCATCTTTCGTTATTTATCTTAACACAACTTTACACTTCTTGTCAACCCTCTTTATTTTTTTTCTTAGATTTTTTGGATGATCTTGGTGAAGTCACAATCGGTTCATCAAGGCTTAATGCTTCCCTTTTCTTTTTATAAACCGATTTCGAACCTTTTTGAGTGCTTTTCTGATTTGCCTTTGAAAGACCAAGTTTAAAAAATCTTTCAAATGCCTGTCTAACAGCAGGAGTAGGACCTGAACCAGGACCACCTTTACTTCCAGGTCTAAATGGATTAAATGCTTGATCAGGTCTACCTATACCTCTTGGTGTTTTACCAGCTTTAAAGGCAGCATCACTTTGTCCTCTTTGAGCCAAATCATCAAGCATCAAAGTTCTCCAATCAGCAGTTGATTCATCCTTCACACGTACATTTCTACCTTTATTCCACCATTTATCAAGTGCTCTTGCAGCCATGTTTATTTTATTAACTGCTGTACTGACAACTCTTGTTTGAGGTAATAAAGAAAAAAGCAAAGTATCAAGAGTATAATCTGGTAACGCTCTACCATTTAATAAATCATCTCTTACACTAGGTGGAAGAGAATCAAGATAATTATCCATATCTTTACTACTCAAATCATTATCTAATTTATCCTCTCCACCTTCATCTTTCACAGGTTCTGCTTGTGGATTCACTCCCTTATCTTTTTGAGAACGCTTTCTAAGTTGATCTTGTGCATCGACATAAGCAAAAAGTTTTTCATTCTGTGCATCAATTATTGCTTTTATCGCCTTTCCTGCTGGAGTATCGTAACTAATACGAAGAGTTCCGTTAACAGCAGAGGTTGCATAACTATTTGATTTCCCTGCATCAAATGTAGGTCTAGAAGATCTAGAACCTTCTGGTCTATTTTTTTGAAAATTATCCCAATTTGATTGTGATCCTTTAAGTTGCATACGATAAGTTTCTCTACCATAATTTTTTAATGCTGCTTCAAGATCCTTTTGATATTGTTGATAAGTTGCTTGATACGCATCTTCAAGATCCTTAGAATTATTAAACTTTGTAAAGTCAGGCACTTTAGGTTCATTATTCATAGTTTCTGGTTGGTCACCATCAAATCTATCTTTTGTTTGTTGAGACATAGAATCTCTTTTTTGTTGCTGAACATCTGCAATCTCTTGATCTACAGAGGATACTTCAGGAGATGTTTCAGGTGAAAGTTCTGTGGATGAACCAGGAAAATCACTTCCTAAGTATTTGTTTGCATATTCTTTACTCGCACTTAATATATCATTAACTCTTTTTTTTCTTTTTTGAGGTGAGGATTTTTTGGTTCCCTGACCAACTCTCACAAATGAAGTTGCTTCTGGATCATCAAGAGATACAAAAACAGATATTGGAGTCCTTCTTTGATAAGAAATATTAGATACACCCCAATGTTGACCATGGTTAATATTATACTGCACCGTTGCCTTTTGATACAATTGAAATCTAACATCTTTACCTCTTGCATATTTTGGAAGTTCTATTGAAAAATTTGTTGGTGTTGATGCATTAGCATCATATGGAACTATTACATCAGTAGGATTTAATTGATCTTGACCAAATTGACCCCTAGTCGTTTGTCCCTGTGGATTTACACTCAGATATTGAAAATCACTCATACCTGGTACCCAATATCTTACCCTTATTGATGCCTGTTCTTTTGCACCATTAATATCCCAACCACCCACACCACCATTACCAGTACCACTTGGTTGATTATTTCCTTGGATTGCAGTAATTCTCAAGTGAGATAACTCAGTAGTATCAGTTGATGCTAACGTAAGATATCTGTATGGAATTGTTCCATATACTGGTCCACCCACTATAGAATACAGTCTTGCATAAGGTCCTCCCATATCAAATCCAGCATTTTCTATAGTCCCCGCATCCCTACTACCATCTGGTTCAGTACTGCTAGCCCAAATCGCACCTCCACCAAATCCACCACCACTAGCAGTACCATAAGGAACACCTTCATTATCTCCCTTTCCATTTGGATCAATCACATTCGCAGGACCAGGAGCAAATATATCACTTACTCCAGGAAGAGCATTAGCATCAGGTGGGTTCAATGGATATGGAACCGTTCCATCATTTACATTTTTTGTATCATTATTAACTAGAGCTTCATCACCTTCTGAAGGGAGAGTAGTTAGCATAAAACCACCAACGGTCATGCCTTCATCTAATTCATTTCTCCAATCAACTTTGTATTTCTCATACTCTGCTCTTATTTGTTCTGCATCTTCTTTTAATCTTTTTTCCTCTAATTTTTTTGCAGAAGATTCTTCAAGATGCTTTCTCTTAACATCTTTTATATCTACATGATGGCGAATCCGACTAAACCTATTCATCCCATATCTTTTTTAAATATTTATTACTGCCAATACTCATCCAAAACATCAAATACTTTGTGCATATATCTGTTCGCACCAGTGCACTCCCATTCTCCCATCTCTCCGATCTCACATTTGTAATCAAGTTCTCTTTTAAGTTGCAAAAGTTTATTGGTCATATCGACCTTGCTTAATCTACCGTTCATAAAAAAATTAATTCTACCAATATTTATTGCAATATACCTAATATTATGACCCTTCCTGTGTCTTATTCCTAATAATTATGCAGTTATTGTCATAGTCTGCTGAAAATTCTAATATATCTTTATGATCCCACATTAACTCCTCATACAAAGCGTTTAAAGTAATCATATCATCATACAGATCAGAAGGAGTATCTTCCATAGTTATAAAATTTTTTTTTATTTATCGTCCATCATAGCATACATCATACATAAAAACATCGATGTTGTAACAATTGTACCACTAATTATCATCGTTGCCATATAAATGATGTTTCCTATGTCTACGTTCATGTTAGTCCTGCTATACCCAATGGTATTATTAATATTGAACCTGTATAAATCCAAGGAATGTATTTGACCGACATTGGTCTTCTGTATACTTCCATTACGTCACGATAAGTCATTAGATTAATCCTAATGATCCTGCAGTGATTCCGACTGCTAGGAAAAAAATAAATTCGAATACGGGCATGAACCCTGCATTCTTTAATAGAAATTGAGTCATTTTAGCTTGTGCTCCTCAGCTATTGATTATGCGAATACGAACGATAGTCCGTTGAATGCTGTGTAACCTAATACACATGCGAATAGAATTTGATATTTCATCATATGCCTTGATAGACTGGTGACATTACTCCACCTCCTTCATCATCATCGTCATCATCATTGCTCATTGCCCGTAGAAACAATTCGATACCCACTAAAGCAAGCATTGGATATAAAACCCATATGAATGCGAATGATGATGATATAGAATATGTTTCTGGGAAATACCCCATGCTGATGACCTTTAAGTTTTGTTACGAGTAATTATTTAGTTTTGTAAAGTTTTGGGAGAAAAAAAATTTAGACCCAAGTTCCTGATATGCAGGATCCCACCACAAAGTAAAGGGTGAGAAAATACAAAAATGGTCTTACACTCTTTACTGTTTTTTGCATTACACTAACCCAAAGAACATGTGACCTGTTGATACGTAGGAGATAGATGCTGCTACTAATCCTAACATTGCAAGTTGACCGTTAAGTCTTTCTGCTACAACCTTTTGTCTTTCTGGTTGTCTGCGTTCTGTTGATTTTGTCATTATACGAAACCTGGAATAAGTTGACCTGTGTATGTGTATGATACACATAATACGATGAATGCCATCATTGCTGCACGTCCTTGTGCCTTTACAAAAATGTCGTTGTTGTTCATTAGAAAATGCCTGGAATGATGTTTCCTGTTGTTGCGTATGCACCGACTGCTGCTACGAAACCAAGCATTGCTGCCCAACCGTTAAATCTTTCTGCTTCTGGAGTCATGAGTTTGTACCTGTTTTGAATTGTGAATTGTGTGTTAATTTTCATTAAAATAAACCTGGTGCTATCCATCCGAATAGTCCATAGTTAATTGTGCCGATCACTAGACCAAGCATTGCGAGACGACCATTGACCTTCTCTGCGTATTTCCAATAGTGGTGCTTTGTATCAATCATTAGAATACACCTGGAATAATTTGTCCTGTAGTTGCATATGCACCTATAAGGGCAACAAAACCTATCATAGCCCAACGACCATTTACTTTCTCAGCGTTCTGTGGATAACTCTTATAGTCGATACTCTCATCAATGTATGAGACTGTTTCAGTGGGATACATGTTTTGTCTTCCACCACCTTCTGTAACTGTTGTCATTGTATTATTAAGTTATGTAACATTATTATATATAAAAGATTAAATTTTGTCAAATATCTTTACATACGGAATGCCGAACATAATTAATTGTTACTAATATGTCACATAAGATTAAGTTATATTACTATTTTCCTTCCCAACCTGGTGGAATTCTACCAAAATATGGATCATAATCAAAATATGGACTCCAATCAGATATTTGATTTGCCTGATTTTTCCAAAAATTATTTAACCCTTCGTAACTTGATTTATGAAATACCTCTATGTGTTCCTTATGAATGGAAGATCCCATCTGTAGTCTGTATAGAAAGAGAGGTATTGCAAAGGTATTACCTGAATTATAGATCAAATCATCCGCAACTGCTCTTGGTTTAACTCCCTGATCAATCTTATACTTATCACCACGACAATGCAGTCTGACAAGTTTCTCCGCATGATGTCTTGTAATCAAATAACAAGCAGTTGAAAAATCATTCACAAATCTTCGATGAAGTCTCATATGAACTTCAGCAGGGTTGATTACAGCCAACTGTATCACATCATAATCATATGGTGCTTTTGAATAAAAATCTTTCCAAGTAAATCTCCAACAAGATACTGGATCAAAACTACAATCATCCTCCATTATAAGTGCACAGGGTGCTTCTGACTCTTCTAAAAATAATTTTATTGCTTTGAGATGGGAAGTGGTGCATCCAACTTCTCCTGATAACATATTATCTGGATACCTTCCCTTAAGAATATCACCAAGATCATCTTCACGACCATCATATGCAGAGACACGAGTATAGTTTTCTATCTCCCAATACTTAAATTGAGCCTCCATATACACTTTTCTCTCTGGTTGACCATCTAAATTAATATAATATATGGGTGGCAAACCTTTTAATTTAAATACTGCTTTATTTTTATCCATATTAATCAAGAATATCTATAGTAGGAGACCAACCCAATGATTTTAGTGTTGTTGTATCTGCACACAGACTGTCTGGTTCATTTGGGGTGTGATCTAATATAGGAAGATCACTTCTACCCATCTTCATAGCCAGTTCTAAAACAGAGTGATTTTTACCTGTACCTATATCTAGTACACCTCGAAAATTATCAGGTAACAAACAACTTATTGCTGTTGCGATATCATTAACGTGAATCCAATCTCTCCTATGTCGTGTAATATATTGTGCAGTATTATCTTGAAGCATTCTGTAGAGCATATCATCTCTGCTACCTTCCTCTGCCCATACGTTAAAGAATCTCATACCTACACTGTTAGGTGGTGCCATTGACTCATTAACTTTTTTTGTAATTGCATATGGATTTTGCCACCATTCGTGAGCACCTGCAGAACTTGCATACAATAATCTAATTTTGTTTATCTTACAATACTCAAATATTGGTTTTGTTTTAGTTACATTATTTTCCCAAAATTTATTTGGATCTTGAACACTCTCTCTTAGTGCAGCAAATGCAGCAAGATGTACAATAACATCATATCTTATCGAATCACAAGCATAAAATCTTATAAAGTCACGAATATCATCTGGTTTATCTAAACCACGAACCTCGTGACCCTCATCTTGTAAATGTTTAAAGACATGACTGCCAATAAAACCTTTGTGTCCTGTAACTAAAATGTTCATTTAAATAACAATACAATTTTCTGGATACAAGTCTTTAGTATCTTTGTCTGCATATGCAGACCCAAACCACATTTTTGGTGCAATCACTTTTTTGTTTTTGTTTTGAATCAACCAAGCACCCCACCAAGACATTGAACTATTTGCTATTATAGCATGATTACACAAAGTCATCAAGCATAAGTCAATATATGGAACTAATGCACCATCAGAATACTTTTCAGTCTGCTCTGATATCATGAATCTATCTGGTTTAAATATATCTTGTTCCTTTACCCAATCAATTGAATCAGAAAATACTACAACTGGCATATCATCATCAAATTCTTTCAATGCCTTCTCATAATATTCTATCGGTTGTGGTGGGTGTTGTGATGAACATTGTGTGTATGCCCATTTAAATCCTCTCTTATCTGCAAGATTAGGATCACCACGACGAACGTGCAAAAATATAACTTCTTCACCTAAGTCTTTTCTAAACCCTTGACAAGGATCTAACCAATCTTTTTTAAACGTAAAATCTTTACGAATATCATCTTCAATATGTTTAAAATATTTTTCTGACTGAAAAAATCCATAGAGCCCAGAACCATCAGGAAAAGTATCAAAAAGATCTTGATTAAAATCAAAAGATCTTTCTTGGATAATACTATTACCTGCATTTAACCAACCAATATTTTTATTAGTTGATAGTTCAAATGCTTCTAGCAATCCATAATTATCAATCTGTATTTCAGAATTTTCTGGTGGAATCGTATATTCATAACCTTTGTGTGCTGCGATACCTTTTAGTGCAGCGTATTGGAACATTTGGTTTCCCAAACGACCCATTGTACCAATATGATCAAATCCTATCATTCTTCATCTCCTCAAATACTTTTTTGATACCATCATTAATAGAAACTTTTGGTTTCCACCAACTGGTGATAAATTTATCTGCTTCATTCTTCTTATCTTTTTGTACTTCATCTTTATTATCACCACATAAAAATGTGACAATCTTTCCTTCATCAAAAAATAATTTTGAAATTATCTCTGCAACTTTAGATATTGTAGTATATTCAAATGATGTGATATGTAAAGGATCATCAGTTTTAAACTTATCATAATTATCCATAATAGTTTCTAAGGATTCACAACAATCTTCTGCATATAAAAATTGTCTTGCTTCCTGCCCATCAGTCATCATTTGAACTGCACCCACACCTTCATCATTCAAATTATCAAATCCTTTTCTTATAAAATCTGTGATAACGTGTGCCTTCTCCATATCTTTTTCAATACCATATACGTTCCAAAAATGAACTATCAATCCACTGAGAGATTTTGTGTACAGTTCACCAACTCTTTTCAGAACACCATAAGGTGAGTAACTCATATTACTCATCTGTGATGATGCAAATACAAATGGAACTTTATACTGTTCTAGATACCCAAACGCATTTGCCATCATTCGAGTATTATTGTCTATAAATTTAAAAGTATGTTGATACTTCTGAAGATAATGTGATCCACCAACATCAAACGCAAGAAAGAAAACAAATTCAGAAGTTGCGATACGAGCATGTAAATCACAATTTGGAATCTTTGTCATATCTTGATCTTCACCATTAGCAATATCAAACTCTCGAACATCATGACCTTTATCACGAAGATACTTTGTCAGATACGCACCAATTTGACCACTAGATCCTAATACTGTAATTCTAGTCATACTTTTTAAGATACTCCTGATTTGAATAGTATTCAATTAATTGTTCCTTGTTCATCGTACCAAGTTTAATCCATTCAAGTTGATTATCTTCCATATGTGGATTACTAAACCAAGAGTTCTCACCTCTTGAATGTTCTAGATGATAGACGTAATTATTAATCCTACCTACATTATAACCTAATTTTGTAAATCTGTAATGTCTTTCTTTATCTTCTGGTGCATATGCTTTGAAATTCTCATTTTCCATACCACCTTCTATGTAAACTTTACGATTAAAAAATTGCACCCAACCAAAATCAGATGTATGAGTATTTGACACTGAATCTAAGTAAGAATAATCTGTTTTTTCTAAAAACTTAGATACAACGTCATCTGTGGCTGCGACTTGCTTCTGATACATTCCTTGACCATAAGGATACACAACATCAAACTTACCACTCATAATAGTATCATATGCAGTTTTATAAGATTCCTTTGGAAGTATTGCATCACAATCATAATTTACGACTATATCTGTGTCTGCTTCCATTATCATTTCATTCAAAACTCTCTGTCTATGAAACAGAGGTTTATCACTTTTTTCAAAAATAAAATTAAAGTTTTTCCATATACCATTCTCTACAATTTCATCTAATATCGGCATTGCTTGTTCTTCAAATGTTGATTTAGAATCAACTTCCTTGACTATTATATTAGTATCAAAATTTTCTACTAAAAATGCTACTATTGTTATAACATTTCTCAGTCTATCTGTAGACTCAATCCTGATCGGAATAATAAATGTCGCCTGAGATAAATCAATCTTCATCCTACTTCATTATCTGATGGTGTGTACACTGTATCAATGTGTTCTTCTTTGAGATGACCACGAATCCAACTCTCTGGATGCATATCTCTTACGTGTATATATGCTTCATTCTGTCGTGTAAAAATAGGTCCAAAGTATGGATGTTGATACACAATTTTTTTATTCTTTGACTTCTGTAACCAAGCACCCCACCAACCAAAAGTAGTATTCGGAACAATACCACCATTACATAAACTCATCAAACATAAATCTATCCAAGGTGACAGAGTATATTCCATTTTACCTCGACCATTCCATACTAAATTATCAGAATATTTTCTATCTTCTGATAAAAGAAATCTATCATTATCAAATAACTTTTGACTCTTAACCCAATCTAATTTATCCGTTAAAATCAAAACTGGAACATCTTTTGGAAAGTATTCCAACATCTCCTCAAACCAACCAATATCAGCTATTGGAAAGTATTCTGTTCTACCTGTAGAATCAGATCTTCTAACGTGTAGAAATATTATATCATCACTATACTGACTGATAAACTCCTTACAAGGTTCGTATATATCTTCCTTAAAAGTAAAATCTTCTCTTATCTCATCTTCGATATGCTTAAAATATTTTTCCGATTGCCTAAAACCATCTAGATTAATATTATCAGGACAATTATTAAATAAGTTTACATCAAAATCATGTGAGGGTTCATCATAAGTTGGACGATCTTGTGGTATAAATCCAAAATTAGATTCTTTCACATTTGTCATTTTGAATCCATCAAACAGAACGTATTCTGCCATTGGGATTGTAGTATGGTCTATCGGTGGAATTACCCAATCATAATTATGTTTAGATGCAATACCTCTCAGTGCAGCATATTGAAACATCTGATTACCTAATCTTCCGTTGATTCCTAAACGATTGTAACCAAGCATATTAATTAGTCATAACATCAAGAACTCGAATGATTTGTTTCTTAGATCCTATGGTAATTCTAACACAATTTTCAAGATTGTCAAAGGCACTTCTATCTCTTATTAATATTTTATTTTCTTTCATCTTATCTAAAACTTTTTTAGAATCAGGAGTTTTTACTAATACAAAATTAGCATCACTATCAATTGCGTGATAATAGTTTGGTAGATTGTCAATGAAGAATTTTTTTGCATCATTCATTTCATCTATTCTAGATTGTAGATAGTCAAGATCATCTAATGCAGCAATACCGCATAGTTGGCCGAGAGCGTTCACTGCCTTACCATTTCGAATCTTTCTAACATCAGATAATGTATCTGGATGTGCCATACAATATCCCAATCTTACAGATGCTAAACCAAAAGCCTTAGAAAATGTTCTAGTAACAATTAAATTCTTATGTGATACAACTAAATGAGTACAAGATTGTTTTGCAAACTCATAATATGCTTCATCAACAATGAATAATGTATTCGGATAAGTCTTTACTAAAGTTTCAATTTCTTTTACTGGTAATAACTTTCCTGTAGGATTATTTGGATTTACAAGATAGACAACATCAGCAGATTTACAATAACTAAAGTCAAAATAATGTTCTCCCAATGGATCTTGAATATTAATTTTTTCATAATGCTCCGTGTTAGTTGTTATGAAAGTATTCACCTGTGTATATGATGGTTGATATGATAATACTTTTGTATCTTTATCAACAAACACAGTGATTATATCCTTTAACGCATCATCAGAACCATTATAGACCTCAATAAAATCTACTGGTAATGAAACGTATTCTGACAATTTATTCTTGAGTTGTTTTGCAGTAATATCAGGATATCTTTCATAACGATAAAATGATTTCATTACTTCAAAAACTTTATTTGTAGGGGGAAATTCAGATTCATTCCAATCAAAACATTCCCAATCAGATGATAGATCAGAACGACCCCCAACATTATAGGTCTGTAGATTACTTATACTTTTTCTAACTTTAATTCCCATTCAAAATACCCCAATAATCAATAATAGTTTTATCTCCAATATCTAATGAAGAAAATCTCTTATCTGGATGCATTATAGCAGTAATATCAGATTCATCAACACATTGTTGTGCTGTATTACACACGGTTAATTTATCCTTAAGACCATTTAAGTTAAAAATAGATTCTTCTAGTTCATCATAAACAAATATTTCAACATCACAAGATAAAAGGTCTTCAATTAATTTAGCAGAAGGAGAACCAACTACTACAGGTGAATCTGGTTTAAAAGATACACCAATAATACCAATTTTTTTATAACTTAAACATTTACTGAGTATGCTTCTATATAAATCTTCATTAACTTCATCAGCAAATTTCAAATGTTTTGCATCTTTGTTTCGATTAGATGCAAATTTAATAAAGGCTGCGGTATCTCTAGGAAAACAAGTTCCTCCATATGGTGTTCCAAAATTAAAAAAGAACGGTGATATTCTTTTATCTAATCCTATTGCATCTGTAATTTTATGAACATCAACATTTTCCATACCATCACAAAGTTGACCTAAGAAATTAACAAAAGCAATCTTACTTACAATGTAAGCATTGAGAGATACTTTAGAAACCTCTGCCTCCTCTAGTGTAAGAGTTTTAAGTGGTGGTTTATTATCATGAAAATTTTTCCATATTGATCTTGTTATATCAATATCTTTCTGATTGTTTGCACCTACTAAAAAGAACTCTGGATTCTTAAAATCATAAATCACTTTTCCCAATCTAACAAAATCAGGAACATATGAGAAACCAAAGTCTTCTTGATATTTTTTACCAGATATCTTCTCTACTAAATGAATTAATTTTTGTATTGTGCCAGGTAGAACTGTTGATGATAATATTATAAGATGATATTCCTTCGTGCTTCTTTTTAAATTAACTGCCAAATCAGTAAGTGCAGACTCAACAAACTCTGCAGAGTAACCAGTATCACCTAACTGTGTGTTTACTAATATGATAGTTGCATCAGTTTCTTCAACTGCTCTTTTATATGAATCAGTAAATCCTATAAAATTATCATCAGGAAATATATCTGTTAATCCTGGTTCATAGAAAGGAAGTTCTTGATTGTTCAATTTTTCAAGAACATATTCATTTTTATCAACACCCAAGATTTTATTCCCTGACTGTGCTAGACAACAAGCAAGAGGCAAACCTAACTTACCCAATCCAATAAAACTTACATTCATAATACTAAACTTTATAAAAAGTGTACTTTAAAAATAATTCCTCCCCACTCTTTATCAGTCGAAGAGTTCTAATGAAATACTTATCATTATCACACCACTTCATACAATTGGGGTTCTCAGAATGATTTATAAACCCACCTAAAGGTGTTCTATAAATTACTTCATCTACAATTAAATGAGACATGCCAAGAACCACACCTTCAGGAATATTTTCTTTTGCAAAAATTCCTTGACCTGCTATTGGACTATCTTTAATATGCAAACTACTTGGAAGTGCTTGATACATTAAGTCTCATTGATAATACTTCTTATCTTTTGTGTTTTAGGATCTCGTTGAATCTCTTGAACTTTATATATATCAAAGTTCATATCACCCAATCTAGACCTCAATCCTTTTATTATATCACTTTCTATATCATTTGTAAATAAGTCATTCTGGACATAACTAAAAATTATATCTTTATCTGATTTTTGAATTATTTGGAACATCTTTACTGCTGGCATCTTCTTATCAATCCAACTATAAAAATTTACTCCAGGAAGTCTAGACCCATTTGATGAAACCAAGATATCACTACTACGTCCGTTGATTTCTTTTACTTTATCATCCCCCAAAACAAAAGTATCTTCAGTTACATATCTAATCAATGGCATATAATGATTAATAAATCCTGTTGCAATTAATCCGTGTGTACCATCTCCATTGTCAATAAATTCATCAACACCATACTCAAAGTTTTGTTTATAATCTTTTGACTCTTCTGTCTGATGCATCAAGGAAACCTTTTCCATTTGACCATAATGTCCACAAGGTTTAATTCCGAAAACATCTACAACTTTATCATACCATTGATTCAACATCTTCTCTGAAGTAACATGAATTTTTTCAACTGTGTTCAATTTGAGATTATTTTCCTGACATAAACAAGCAAGAATATATGCAGATGATGGATATGTACATATAGTTTGATAATTACCAGAATTAATTTTATCAATATAACTCTTAATTGTCTTATCATTCAGATGATATGCAGACATATACAATCTCTTAAGTTCATAATCATAATACCATAATGGCGAATCACTTTCTTTTGGAACATATCTTCTCAACCATACACTTGGTGTATCATACATCTTTGCACCTTGTTCAAGGTATGCTCTCATATTAAATGCTGCCTCTCTTTTAAATACATCATCATTTACAAAAATCTGTAACTTATCTCCACTAGATCCACTAGTCGTAATTGGATATTGTTTTTGATATTTAAAGTTTTCAGCAATCAAATCTTTTTGATTCTCCATAATAATTTTTTTTGTTAGCACTGGAAATTTTTTAAGGTCTTCAATTGTTTGAAAATCTTCAACAGTCCAACAATTATCAATAAAAATTTTTCTGTAATATGGAACGTTCCAATAGCAATGAGATAAAAGATGTTTCATCTCTATTAACTGATAATCTTTTCTACTCTCCTCACTCCACTTACTTGACTCCATAAGAAAATCAAGAGTTCTTTTATACTCCTCCCCATACCTATTCACAAATGGAACTAGATTATAGTAAGTCCATTGAAAGATGTTTGGTAATTCTTTGACTTTTCTATTAATGCTTCCCATTGAAAAAATCCTCACTGTTTATTCCTTTATCATCAATAAAATAATCAGCACCAAATTTAACACCAGTTCTTAATGATGTAAATTTCAATCCCCACGATCTAAGTTGATTAAAGGTATCTTCATAATGGTTTATCTTTGAACCACATCCTCGTGCAGTTTCCACTATGATAGTATGTCCTTCTTCCCATAACTTATTCACTACTTTAATTCTATCAGGGTATGGAGTTGCTTCATAATATTTCATTCCATGACCGTCTGGATTAGATTCTGTATGGCAAAGAGTTCCATCCAAATCAAAACAATAAATCATTTAGTTGTCCTCAAAACATAATAGGGATTCGTCAAAACTTCCATCGTATTCAGAGTATATCACATTATCTGGAATCTTGTGATGAAAATTAGTTCTGCTGATAGACAACCCCTTTCCGTACAAAGCAGAAATATAACTAAAGGAACTGTTTGATAGTACCTTTACGTCTGAATTAATCAAATGATATAAAGATGTAAGAGGATGCTCATCAATATGAAATTTAATTGGCAATCCCAACTTGGTAAATGCCTGAAACTGAGAAAGATCTTTTGGAGTTTGAGATCTAGAATAAATATGATATTCTTTATCTACAAATAAACTTTGAGTTTTTCTATTGAAGATCTCATCAAACCTTTGAAGCAATGTCACATAATATTTCTCCTTTGAGTTACCTTGAACAAATTGTTCTCTAGATTCACTCCTATCATTATCTCTACCTTCAATAAAATTCGTAATGTGAAGTGAGATGTTTAGTTTATCTTCATCAAAATATTGTTTTGATTTATCAAAAACAACTTGATCTGCTAGATTAGAAATATACTGACTCCAATTAGCAGCGTTTGCATCTGCAAACTTCATCAAATCACAATTGGCAATTTCTATATAAATGTCATCTCCACCTTTATTACTATTAACAAAGTTGATAAACTCATCGTTAATATGATCAAACTTGACTGCATCATCAGGAGGATCAATCAGATTTGGAAAATTAAAAAACTCAGTTACATCCTTACAAAAGTTTTCTTGAGTATCATGCTCCTGATAGTGCTGAAGATTCTCAAACTTTGTGCATGCAAACTCTACTCCAAGAAGTTTGGATAGTGAGTAAGTATGAATTTGACACTGTGATACAGCACCAATCCCTTCAGTTTGAACACCATCTGCTTTATTAAAAAGATAAATCATTATGCTCCCCAGAATTGTTCTTGAATTAATTCACACGTATTTTTAGTATTCATCGATAAAGCACCCAAGAACATATTACTACAAGTTCCTAAAATATGATCACTCTTACTGGTAAGTATAACATCTAATAGACATTTTTCAACCTCATCTTTATATTTTTTATCACTTAACTCATACGTGTCTTTTCCTATTCCTCTCCAATCATTATAATCTTCAAACCTATCCCTTTTAGTAAATATACAATCCTCTCCAAATTCTTTTGAAAAAGCATCAATATATGGTTGATTTTGAGTTGTTAAAAGAACTGCATCATATTTACTCATCCTATTTTTAATATTTTTTATTGCACCTTTTATAAACTCATCTGCATCAGATTCAGTTGCAACCTGTTTTGTATTTGGATTTACATAGTGATAAATTGTTCTAAGCATTATAGAAATAACTTTCTTATCCTTAATTAATTTTTCCTCTTCATCTACAAGTTTTTTAAATTTTTTAGTGTATGATAGTTTATTCCATTGCCTATTAAAAGTTTCTCTAACAAATTTAAGATGTTCTGTATCTTGATATACGATGGGCATTCCACCCTTTCCACTATACTTTAGTAAATATGTTGGATAAGATTCAATCGAATTATAAAATAACTCAGGATAATGTTCTAAAAAAATAAATTGATCTGGATATTCTTTTTTAATAACTTCTGATTTAAAAATTTGCGAAAGAATATTATCCTTAAGAATATCTTTATCAAACTGACTGGATCTAATATAAGGATTTTCTGGAGTAGTTAAGCAATTATTCCAATCATAGGTTTTATTTTTTACATGAAGTGAGATATCTAATTCATTTTTTTCTGCAACTGACATCCAACTAAAAAAATTAAGAAATGCACTGAAAACTCCACATGCATTTCCTACAATAATATTACTACTCATTCAGAGTCTCCAATTTTAATTTCCTCTTCAATTTCCAATAGTGTTATCTGTCTCTTAATCCAATTATAGGTTCTTCTTATTCCTTCTTCAAGTGACATATTATAATCCCATCCAAGTTTCTCTCTTATGAGATCATTGTTAGAGTTACGACCACGTACACCCAAAGGTCCGTCAATATGTTTTTTCTCTATGGTTTTATTAGAAACATTAGCAGCAATATCAACTAGTTCATTAATGGTAACCATTTCTTCAGAACCTATATTTACAGGTCCTATGAAATCAGAGTCCATTAATCTTCGAGTCGCTTCAATACATTCGTCAATATACAAAAAGGATCGAGTCTGTTCTCCGTCTCCCCACACTTCAATGGTTCCACCGTCTTCTGCGTGTGCGATTTTTCGACAGATTGCAGCTGGTGCTTTCTCTCTCCCTCCGTTCCACGTTCCCTCTGGTCCGTAGATATTATGGTAACGAGCAATACGAACAGGTATACCGTGGTTACGACTATAAGCGAGATATAATCTTTCCGAGAAGAGTTTTTCCCATCCATATTCGGAGTCAGGGTCAGCAGGGTAAGCGGATTCTTCACGACAGTCTGGGTTGTTAGGGTCTAATTGATTATGTTCTGGATACATACATGCTGAACCAGAGTAGAAAATTTTTGTTTTATTTACTTCATAACTTTGATTAAACTCTTTTTGTTCTTCTAATACATTCAAATTAATTGATACTGAATTATGCATAATATCTGAATCATTATCTCCTGTAAAGACAAAACCCGCACCACCCATATCAGCAGCAAATTGATATATCTCATCAAAAGGTTCTATCATTCTATATGGTATTTCATTAAAGAAATTACCCTGCTCTCCTTTGTATTGTAATACACGACGAACAAAATCTACATCACGAAGATCACCATAGACAAATTCATTTGCTTCTGTCTCAGAGAACTCAGGTGCTTTTAAATCAACACCTCTAACCCAATATCCATCTTTACGCAATCTTTTCACCATATGACTTCCAATGAAACCACCTGCTCCTAATACTAATGCTGTTTTTTTAGACATCCAATAAAAAAAGTTTTCAATATATGTATTATACTTTTGATATCATGATTTGTCAATCCTATCATAATCATCTTCCAATCTTACTATATCATTTTCATTACATATTCCAGTTTGTGTTTCAATAAAAACTAACCCATCAGCACCTGCTGTTGCACGATGTACTTGAGTTGGTAATATTACCCAATGAGATCTATTATATGCAGGATACTCTTTGCGTTTTATCTGCACAGTGCCACTTCCTTCCACAACAACCCAATGTTCTTCTCGATAGTTATGAAATTGTAAAGAAAATCTTTGATATGGATCAAGAATAATTCTTTTTACTTTATAATTTGGTTCATCAAGGAGAACATCATACCTTCCCCACGGTTTCTCTACTCTTGTATGTAACATGGAACTCCTGCAGGATCTAACCATTTTGTATATTCAAAGTCATTTATAGCAGTTTCTAACTGCATATAATTATCACAAAGATACATGTCTTTGTATCTACCAGTAAATTGATTATACTTTTGAATGCGATAATCACCCTTTCCGTTTGGAAGAAGTTCTTCCATTTCAATGTACCTATAGGGTTCGTTGTGACAAATTACTTCGATCATAATAAAGTTATTAATATACACATTATAAAGAATAAAGACTCATATGTCAAATTATAAATCACCTCTCCAAATTAAATCTGTACCCATAGGTTGTGTATTTTTTGACACTATCAATAATCCTATGTTACATAGAAACCAAAATAAATTTACTACCCAAGCTTGTTGCCAACAAAATTTTCTATTCGTGGTGACAATCAAAATATTTAATTGATCACCTTGTCTTCTTACAATTTGTTCTAAAATTAATGAGATTACAAAACCAATCGCAAAAATATAAAAACAAAAATTAAAAAAACTAGAACCAGTAATTAAAAAATAAATCATTTTCTCACAATAAAAACATCACCCTCACCATCATCTTCATCCTGCTCAGGATTAAAGACTAGAAGTTGTTCACCTGATTTGACATCCTGCATTTCTGGATGCAAATCTCCTCTTATCGGTTTACCCATCTTAGAAAAATCATCTAAAGTTGTAGTCATCAATTTCCACATATATGCAAAAGTTGCACCTGCCACACCAACCAAAAACACAATGTATAAAAATACTGTAACGTTATTCATTAGTTAAAAAAGTTTTCCTTTATTAAATATTTTTTGAATAGGAACTTGTTTTATTTTATCTATTATATCAGTTTCGATTCGATCTAAAATATTAATATCTACATCCATAAATGGAGGAATAATACCAAGTAAACGAAGCAATCCATCTACAAATAATGCAAGTGTAGTGAATCCTAATATCATACTAATGACAGTGGCATCACGATTATGTTTTGCCATTGATTCTTCGTCAATCCTTCTTGCTTCATTTATAGCTTTCTCAACAGCAGCATCAATCAATAGATTAACTTCTTGTTTTGTGTAAGTATTTCTTGTGGATTCTGTTACTGACGTAACAGGAAAATCTCTGATTAAAGTTTCGATCATGATTGCTTACTTTTCTACTATGTATTATATCATAATTATCAAAAATGTAAATGTTATCGAATCTCAAAATTTAATTTGCGAACTTTTCGATGCCTACGTGCCTCTTGCCACTCTATGTCCTGTCTAGAAAAATGACTTTCTCTTTCTTCTCTACGTGGACTTAACATAATAACCTTTGACATATCATTTGCAGATATCACATCTCCAGATACTGTCACCATATTCGGACAACCACAAGTTGCTGTCTTGCCAGATTGGGCTTCCACCTCCTTTCCACAAGAACGGCATCTGACTCTTATTGTATCCATCAATTACCAATTAATATAATTGTATATACTATATATCACCAATCGTCCTCCTCATCAAAGGCATTTGGGTTATTCATATTGTATTGATGACAATATCCATGAACATCCACTTTCATTTTATAATGTGCATGTGTATGAACAAACTGAATCATTGCAAGTGTGCCTATAATCAGTAAGTTGGAATAGGTTACAGGATGAGTGAT